AGTACACAGTGCACGTCGCCTTCAATTTCATTGATTCGGCTGAAAGCTATCGGCTTACAATGGCCGCTGGAAACAGCGTATATACGGTCGGAGAGCTCGTAACAGATACCACTACGGCTACCACAGCACGAGTCAAATCGTTTAATAACGGCATCCTCACGATCGATGACGCCAATGGCATATTCCGGATTGGAAATACGATTGTAGGTGCTACATCGGGGTGTTCGAGAACAATCTCGGGCATGGAGGCGATTGTATATCCGATTGAGTTCTAATCTGAGCTCTACTTCGTGATGAAATCCAAATCTGAGGAACTGCTGGAGAAGTTGGAGAAGAATGCTCCAGTGCTTCCACCGCCTCCAGAGAAGGATGATATCAAGGACGACTACGAGTTCTCACGGGAGACATATCGTAGTCTGGTGACGAAGTCGAATGAGGCGATCGAGCAGATGCTGAACCTAGCCATGCAGTCAGAGCATCCTCGGGCATTCGAAGTCCTCAGTAACATGCTGAAGAATACTTCGGACATGACCGACAAGCTGATGGAGCTGCAGAAGCGCAAAAAGGACATAGCTCAGAAAGAATCAGATAGCAGCAAACCTGCTCTGACTCAGAACAATCTATTCCTGGGATCTACAACCGATTTGCAGAAGCATCTCATCCAACAACTGAAGGAGCAGAATGTCACAGACACCGAACAGTCAGATGTTCGTCAAGAACGCTGATCTGGGGTATCTTGGCAACCCTCAGGTTAAGCGAGACGGCGTTCAGCAGAAATTCACCGAGATCGAGATCGCGGAGTACGTGAAGTGCATAAAGGATCCGGCGTACTTCGCCAAGACATACGTCAAGGTGATATCGCTAGATCGAGGACTGGTTTCGTTTGAGCCGTATGCGTACCAGGAGAAGATGTTCAAGCACTTCAACGAGAATCGGTTCTCGATCGTTCTGGCATGCCGACAGTCTGGAAAATCGATCTCATCCGTGGTATATCTGTTGTGGTTTGCCTTGTTTTCTCCAGACAAGACCATTGCCATCTTGGCAAATAAGGCTGCCACTGCCCGAGAGATGCTGGCCCGCGTCACGCTGGCACTGGAGAACCTGCCGTTCTTCCTTCAGCCTGGATGCCGAGCACTGAACAAGGGTTCGATCGAGTTCTCGAACAACTCGCGAATCATTGCCTCGGCCACGTCTGGATCATCCATCCGTGGTATGTCCGTGAATCTGCTATTCATGGACGAGTTTGCCTTCGTTGAGAATGCCACGACATTCTACACGTCGACGTATCCCGTCGTTAGCTCTGGAAAAACATCCCGCGTCATCATCACCTCCACGGCGAACGGAGTCGGTAACCAATTCCATCGGATCTGGGAGGGTGCCGTCCAAGGCGTGAATGAGTTCAGGCCGTTTCGCGTCGACTGGTGGGACGTTCCAGGCCGAGATGAGAACTGGAAGAAGCAGACCGTATCGAATACGTCTGAACTTCAGTTCGAACAAGAGTTCGGCAACTCATTCCATGGTACAGGCAACACTCTGATCAATGCTGAGGCACTACTTGCCCTAAAGGCCGAGGCCCCGATCTACTCTCAGAACAGTGTTAAGGTGTACGAGAAACCGATCTCTGACCACAACTACGTGATGTGTGTCGATGTGGCAAAGGGTAGAAATCAGGACTACTCCACGTTTTCCGTGATTGACGTGACTGCAAAGCCGTTCAAGCAGGTGGCCACGTTTAGAGACTCTTCAGTCTCTCCGCTAATCTTCCCTGACACAATCTACAAGTACGCCAAGACGTACAATGATGCGTACCTGATCGTAGAGAACAACGACCAGGGGTCGGTGGTCTGTAATGCCATGTACTACGACCTGGAGTACGAGAACATGTTCGTTGAATCTACGGTCTCTAACGGATCCATTGGGCTGACGACCACAAAGAAGACCAAGCGAATCGGCTGCTCAAACCTGAAAGATCTGATCGAGGGAAAGAAGCTCATCATCACCGATTCTGACACAATTTCAGAGCTCAGCACGTTTGAGGCCGTCGGCCAGTCGTACGAGGCCTCCGGAGGTAACCACGACGATACGGTCATGGCGTTGGTGGTCTTCGGATGGTTCGCTGCAACCGACCTGTTCGTACAGATGTCCAACATGGATGTCAGAGACCTCCTTTACGCAGACCGCCTGAAGCTTATCGAGGAGGATGTTGCCCCGGTTGGAATCATGGGTAACCTAGAACCCGCAGAAAAGAAAGAAGGAGTAAATGTGGATGAAGATGGTAACGTCTGGTACGAGGCCAGCAACCCGGTATACTGAAGAAGCCCTAAGTAATAAATAGAGCATTGACCAAATACCGTATCATGTTCCACATCAAACCTCAACTGTGACCCAATAAAATCCAATGGCATTCCAAGTTTCCCCTGGAGTTCAGGTCAACGAAATTGACCTAACTAATGTCGTGCCGGCAGTTTCCACCTCTATCGGTGGTTTCGCTGGCATTTTCTCATGGGGTCCATCTGAAGAGATCGTGTCTGTCAGCTCCGAAAAGGAACTGGCCAACACATTCGGATCTCCTAACGATGAGACCGCTAAATCGTTCCTCACTGCTGCTTCATTCCTGAAATACGGAAAAGAGCTCAAGGTTGCTCGCGTCATCAATACCGCTAACGCTCTTAATGCGACTTCTGGCCAAAGCAGCAATTTCGGTCTTCTTGTAAAGAATCGCTCCCACTACGAGGACACCCATGCGGGCGGCACGGCTGAAAGGGGCGTCTGGGGTGCTAAGTGCCCAGGTTCCCTCGGAAATTCATTGAGGGTTGAGGTTTGCTCGAGTTCTACGGCTTTCACCGGATGGGCATTCGCAGGAGAGTTTGATAGCGCTCCTGGAACAAGCACTTATGCTGCTAAGTACGGCGCGACAAATGACGAACTCCACATCGTTGTCATCGACGAAGACGGTCTTTTCACTGGCGTGAAGGGAACTGTTCTTGAGAAGTTCGCTGGAGTTTCTCAGGCATCCGATGCAGTAAAGATCGACGGTACGACGAACTTCTACAAGAACGTCATCAACAACGAGTCAGAGTATATCTGGTGGTTGGGCTCCTTCACCGGCGCTTCTCCCGGCGTCCTCACGACTGCTGGATCAGTTGCTAGCGGCGGTCTGGTGTTCGACACAGAGACAACCATCACTGGAAATTCGCTGCAGGCAGGAAACAATGGCACGACCCCAACAACAGCTCAGATCGCCACTGGATTGGAAATCTTTGCCGATGCCGATACGGTCGACCTGAACCTCCTGTTCTCGGTTAACGACGCGAATGATAGTAACACGATCGCTCTAAAGCTCGTTGAAATTGCCAACTCCCGCAAGGATGTAGTGGTATTCCTCTCGCCTCCAACGGAAGACACGGTCGGAAATGCGACTCCTGCAACTACTGTCAGGAATTGGGCTGACACAATCACCTCAACGTCCTATGCCGTCATCGACAGCACAGCGCTGAAGGTCTACGACAAGTACAACGACGTCTATCGCTGGATTCCTGCTGCTGGACACATTGCTGGTCTTTGCGCCAACACCGATGATGTTGCAGACGCCTGGTTCTCGCCAGCCGGATTCAACCGCGGTCAGCTCCTCGGCGTCACGAAGCTTGCCTTCAACCCGAAGCAGACCGAGCGCGACACCCTGTACAAGGCCCGCGTCAATCCAATCGTATCGTTCCCTGGCCAAGGCACAATCCTGTACGGTGACAAGACCGCCCAGAGCAAGCCTTCCGCCTTCGATCGCATCAATGTTCGCCGCCTCTTCATCACTCTGGAGAAGGCCATCGCGACCGCTGCTAAGTACCAGCTGTTCGAATTCAACGACGAATTCACTCGCGCTATGTTCCGTAACATGGTCGAGCCATTCCTGCGTGATGTTCAGGGTCGCCGTGGTCTCACAGACTTCGCAGTCATCTGCGACGAGACCAACAACACTGGCGATGTCATCGATCGCAATGAGTTCCGCGCTGATATCTACATCAAGCCGGCCCGTTCGATCAACTTCATCACCCTCAACTTCATTGCTACACGCACTGGTGTTGACTTCTCCGAACTGGTTGGTAAATAATTAACTAGGAGAATACTAACATGGCTAATCTAGGTATCAATGATTTCAAGTCAAAGCTAGTCGGGGGCGGAGCACGTAATAACCTCTTCAAGGTTACGTGCAACTTCCCTGCCTATGCTGGTGGTAACGTCGAGCTCGCATCCTTCATGATCAAGGCTGCAGCTCTTCCGGCATCCCTCATCGCTCCAATCACCGTCCCGTTCCGTGGTCGTCAGATCCAGATCGCTGGTGATCGTTCGTTCGAACCATGGGGCGTCACGGTCATCAACGATAACACGTTCGATCTCCGTAATGCGTTCGAGCGTTGGATGAACGGCATCAATGCGCACACTCAGAACACCGGCGAAGTAAAT